ATTAGGATAATGGACAATGAGGGCAACATAGTTTTTTCTGTGGAATTAAAAGAGATTACTCTAACATCATTCAGTGAGATTGAATTAAATTACACAAATAATAATCCAGCATATTCTGCATTTACGATGGGAATAAGATATAACTACATAGATATTCTTTTGGAAGCTAAATAAAAACGGATATATACATTAAATAAAAACAATTGAATGAGAACTTTCACAGAAAAAAGAAATTTAAACGAAGCTAAATATGGTCAGCCTCTTTTAAGTGAGAAAGATCACTTAAAAAATCTTCTTGTTGCAGCATCAGGTAATGACCAAAGGGTGCTTAATGATATAGTTGAGTGCTTAACAGAAGAACAAATGAGAAAGTGTTACGAAAAACTATCAAAAGTTTATGGTTACACGGGTAGTGTTGGACAAAAGGAATCACCTTCCTTATAAATAATAAACTTATGAATTTATACATAGGAATAGATTATAGTTTAAACTCAACCGGAATAAGTATTATTGATGGTGATTTACTTAATGTTATATCTGTATTTAAAACTGACAATGATATAAATAAAATGTTTTCCAGGAATGATCAGTTTAAATTATTATCAGAAAGCCCAGAAACAAATCTTATATTAATCAAGAAAGAAAAAAATAATTCTGCTCCTTATCATATATCGGAAAGATCAAAGATTGAATCATTCATTCATCTTACTGATATGATAATGTCCCAAATTAGAAAATATTCCGGTAATCCTAATGTTTATGTAGCTATAGAAGGAATATCCTTTGGATCAAGTGGTAATAGCTTAATTGATATATCAATGTCAACAGGAATACTAAGATCAAAAATACTTGATATGCTGGGAGGTGATTCTAATAGATTTTTTGTTTTTTCACCAACAACAATAAAGAAATTTGCAGGCAGCGGATCCTATAAAAAAGTGGATATGTTAGATGGTATAATATCTGATAATTCTGAATCTTATAATTTTATTAAAATGCTGGAGAATAACATTAATCTAATAAAAACTAAAAGTAATATTGTAAAAAAACCAATAGAGGATATAGTTGATTCCATATGGGTTGCTAAATTTTTAAAATATACCATTGAGAATGGAAAATTATGAATTTGATATAGATCCTGAGCATATTAGAAAAAGTGGTATATATAAGATTTATAATTCTCTTAATGATAAATTCTATATAGGCTCAGCAGTAAATTTTAGAAAAAGATTCAATAAACATATTTCGGATCTTAAAAAAAATAAACATCACAGTTTACGATTACAGAATTCGTACAATCTGCACGGTCCCGAATATTTCAAGTTTGTAATACTTGAGATTATAGATAATAAATCGGATCTATTGGTGCGTGAGCAATATTACCTGAATATGTTAAATCCCAATGATCCAAATGTAGGTTATAATGTTTGTGGTATTGTTGGAAGTAGGTTGGGTGTCACAATAAACGAGGAGGCAAGACTTAAAAAATCAATTAAACAAAGGGAGGTAATGAGTAGACCTGAAGTTATTGAGAAAATTAGAAAATCAAACCTTTCTGAGTATACAAAAAAATTAAGATCCCTGGCAACCTCTGGTAGGAAATGGTCGGAAGATTCTAGAAAAAAGTTTTCTGAAAATAGAATCAGATCAATCTCAGAATCTGGTGGATTCTCGGATTCTACTAGGAATAAGATGTCCAAATCAAAGATTGGTAAGAAACCGAATAATGTGGTTAGCGTAGAAAGATATTCAATTGAAGGTTCATATATTGATACTTTTCAATCGATAATTGATGCTGTTAATTTTTTAAATAGTATGAATATTGGTATATCCTCATCCAAAATATCATTATGTATAAAAGGAAAAAGAAATAAAGCTGGTGGATATATATGGAGAAAAAAACAAACTTAGATCATTTTGCTAGGATATTGGAAGAGAATAAAACTGAATGGATCACTGGTGCTAAAGCTATAAATAAGCCTATAGACGATATGGTCGATTCAACTTGGGTCAATTTGTATTTAAAGGAGGAATTAAAGGGTAATCATGAAAAAATTAAAAGTAAATCGGGTAAAAAATCTACAAAGAATAAATTGGAATAATATTATATTGACTCTGTCTGAGTCTTCCCAATTTATAGAACACACAATCAGCATTTTATCATATACAATCTGACATCGTACCTCGATGTCTTTTTGGTGTTTGGTGGTCAAAGATAATAAAACTCCAAAATTGGCGTTATTAGAAAAAAAAGTGAAAATATTATAAGATTAAAGGAAACAAAAAGAAAAACAAAGGTAAAATTTAAACAAAAAATTAAAGAAAAATTAAAACAAAATTAAAGAAAACATGGAAAATTTAGACATTTTTAACTTAGACGCAGAAGCATTAGTAACTAAAGTAGCCACCCAGGGTGAAAAAGATTTGGACTTTTATAAGCCTTACCCAGAAAATGGTAAAGACGGAGTTTATAAATCATTAGTAAGATTTGTACCAAATATTGCAAACGCTGCAAAATCAAAGGTACATAAATATTACGTGTATTTAGCAGATCCTGTTAATGGAGACAAATTCTCTGTCGATTGTCCATCAACCGTTGGTAAAAAATCAATATTGAAGGATCTTTTTTGGAAGCTACAGAATTCACATTCTGCTGCGGACAAGGAATTATCTAAAAACTTCTCTAGAAAAGAAGACTATTATGCACTTATTCAAATCGTGCAGGATAAGAACAAACCAGAATTGGAAGGTAAAGTGATGCTTTTTAAATTTGGTAAGAAACTTAATGATATGATCGAGGCTCAATTAAAACCTGAGTATGGTGATTCATGTAACCCATTCGATCTTTTCAACGGTAGAGAATTCTCTATGCACGTTAGAAAAGTTGGTGAGTGGAACAACTACGACATGTGTTCCTTCATAGGGGAAAGAACTCCAATTAAAGTTGGTGGAGTACCGATGAAGCAAGCCAAGGAGGATATGGATAAGATCGTTGCTTATTTGAACGAAGGTCCAAAAAATCTTGAAAGCTTCGATTATAAAGATTGGAACGATGAAATGACCGATAAGGTTATGAATGTTATCAGAAACACTGTTCCGGAACAAAGATTGGTTAACGAGGTTCTTGGTGGTGTTGCTTCATCCGGATCAAGCTATAATGCACAACCCGCTAGACCAGCATCTCAATCCAGTTCTACTGATATTTACAACGAAGTAAGTAACACAAATGTTGGTGGTTATACTCCATCAGCTCCGTCATCGTCAGCAACTGCTGCGCCTTCTTCATTAGAGGATCTTTACAGCGATCTATAATAAGTAATAAAAATTAGGGGATAGCCTAGATGAGCTGTCCCCTTTTATTTTTGTATCCATGCAACTAGAAAAAATAGAGGAGTTAGTTAAATTGGCACTAGCAAAAGAATTTAATGGTGATCCAGCAAGACAGATAATATACAAAGCTGGTACACGATTAAATTTTTCTTGTCCGTATTGTGGTGATTCCAAGGATTCAAAAAAGAAAAGAGGTAATTTCTATCTTGACACTCTTGCTTATAAGTGCTATAATGGAGGATGCGGAATTTATAAGGATTCTTTAAGTTTCTTTAAGGATTTTGGTCTCTATGGCAGATTATCTGCTGACGAGAAAGACGAGATGAAGGAGGTGATAACTGAAGTTAAAACCAAAAGAAGAACCATATATGGTAATGTTGATATTACCTATTTCTTCGATCATGATATAAGCGTCCATCTAATTGATCGAAACAAATTCATGAGCGATTTGAAGCTACAGGAAGTTTGGGGATCTGCAATACAAAGATATGTTCAGAGAAGATATCAGAGTGTGGATAATAGATTTGCTTGGGATCCAAGATATGAGAGGTTATTCATATTTAATTTGACATCCGACGGTAACAAAATACTGGGATTGCAACTTAGAAATATGAATTCTTTGAAGGGAAGTACCAAATACTTAACTTATAAACTTGGTGGTATATATGAGAAGCTTCTTAAAGTCAGAGATCAAAATTTTATAGATAGAGTCAAAGTGGTTGATCCCATATCGAGTGTTTTTGGTATTGGAACTTTGGATTTTTCTAGAGAGATAACCATATTCGAAGGTCCATTAGATTCTTTTCTTTGGTCAAATTCGGTTGGCCTTTGCTCCATAGAGAATAAATTCCCATTCGATGTGGAGAATATAAGATTTTGGTATGACTGGGATTCTGCTGGTATTACCAAATCAATGGATCTATTAAGTAAGGGATTTACCGTTTTTAACTGGGGAAAATTTCTGGAAGAAAATAATATAACTAAAAACAGAAAATGGGATCTTAATGATATGGTAATTCATCTAAGAAAAACTGGAAAGAAAATAAAAAGATTTGACAACTATTTTACCAATGATATTTTGGATATAAGTTATTTTATTGTTAATTAAGATGGGAATAGATCAAACTGATGAATGGGAAAGTGAAATTTCTAGGAGAACAGGTCCTAGATTTAAGTCACCAATAAAGGTTATAGAGCCTCTGCTAGATGC